AGCGCATCGACCCTGTTGATGCCGCTATCGATAGCCACGTACTCAGCATGAAGGGAAAGGAGGCGATCGACATCAAGAGCGAAATGGAAAACTATCTCAAGCGTATGGGCTGGGCCTAGAGAGGATGGTGATCCGAGTCTCGCAGGGGTATGCGATAATGCCTCAACCTTGAAAGGAGGTGAACGAAACGAATAAATTCACAAAGTTTTTAAGACGAATAACAAAAGGCGAAATCATATCGGTTGACCCTGAATCCGCCCTGATAAATTTGCTTGGGTTGTCCGGCGTGTCCGGAAGCGCGATGAGCGAGGCGACCTACTTCGCCTGCCTGAAAGTGCTATCGGAATCGCTAGGTAAATTGCCCCTCAAACTTCAACAGGTCACGAAGGACGGCGGGGTGATAAAGGCCTATGACCATCCGCTCTATAATGTGTTGGCATTGAGGCCGAACCCGTACATGACAGCCACCCACTTCTGGTCCACCGTGGAATATAACCGGAATCATTATGGCAACGCCTACGTGTGGATCCGGGGAGCAGGGTCGAACACCTCGCTATGGATTCTGCCCACCGATGCCGTCCAGGTTTGGATTGATGACAAGGGAATCTGGGGAAGCCCTAATTCTATCTGGTATGTTTACACGAATCATAAAAGCGGAGAGCAGTACAAAATCCATCACGAAAGCATCCTGCATTTTAAGACCTCGGCTAGCTTCGACGGGATTAAAGGTCTTTCGGTCCGGAATATCCTGGAAACCACCATCACCGGCAACCTGACGGCCCAGGATATGCTCAACAAGCTTTACGAGAACGGCTTCACGGCCAAGGCGGTCTTGCAGTACACCGGGTCCCTCAACGATGAGCTGACAACGAAATTCGTGAAAGGTATTGAGGACTTCGCCACCGGCAAAGATGACAAAGTGAAATCCATAATCCCCATTCCACTTGGCGCGACCCTACAGCCACTCAATATCAAATTGGCAGATAACCAGTTCATGGAACTGAAAAAATACTCTGCCTTGCAGATAGCGGCGGCCTTCGGGATCAAGCCGAATCAGATAAACGACTACGAGAAAGCTAGCTATGCCGCAGCAGAACAGCAGCAGCTCGCTTTTTACGTGGACACCTTGCTCTATATCTTGAAGCAGTATGAGGAAGAGCTATCATCCAAGCTTTTATCCGAGGGTGAGTTGCAGCAAAGATACTACTTCAAATTCAATGTGTCGGTCATCCTTCGGGCAGACCTCAAGACGCAAATTGAAACAATAGTTAGCGCAGTAACGAACGGGGTCTACACCCCAGACGAAGGCCGCGCCCTGCTGGACTACCCGGCAAAGGGATGTGATGAATTAGTCTGCAATGGCAACATGATGCCGGTTAAGATGGCCGGCAAACAATTCGAGAAAGGAGGAACTGAGTGAAGGATTTAATTAAAAAAGCCGGTAAAGTCGATGGGCTTGAAGTGACCGAGGCTGAACTCGCCCTGATCAACAATTATTCCATCAAGGAGCTGACGGCCGAAGAAGTATTCGTTTTCAAGATTGCCATCTGCGACAACGAAGTAGACCGGGATTACGAAGTATTCCCCAAGGCAACCCTTGAAAAGTTGGCACCGCTCTATGTTGGGAAAACGATTATCTCGAACCACCGCAACCTCACCGAGAACCAATGCGCCCGGATTTACGCGACGGAAGTCGTTGATAGTCAGGGCGAAACGAAAAACGGTGAAACGTATGCCCAGCTGGTTGCTCATGCCTACATGGTCCGGACCGAATCCAACAAGGATTTGATCACCGAGATTTCGGCAGGTATCAAGAAAGAGGTCAGTGTGGGCTGTGCTATCGGTACGGTCGTCTGTTCCATATGCGGGGCCAACCAAAGAGAAACGCTGTGTAAGCACTGGCCATCTCGGGAGTATGACGGGAAAACCTGTTATTTTAAACTGATGGACCCAAAGGATGCCTACGAAGTAAGCTTTGTAGCCGTACCCGCCCAACCGAATGCCGGAGTCACCAAGTCTTACGGGGGCGAAGAACCCGAGGCGGAACCCACGCCGGAAGAAGAAACCAAATCAATAGCAGACTCGAATGAGCTGAAGATCAAGCTGGTTGAGTCTTTTTTATTTGTTGAAACAAAGAAAGGAATTGAACATGAATAAAAAAATGAGAGAACTGTTAGCCGCAATGGAAGCAAAGAGAAAGGAAGCCAGAACCTTTCAGGATTCCGGAGATACCGAGAAAGCGGCCTCCGCCCTGACGGAACTTGATGACCTTCAGAAACAGTACGAGGTCGAAGAAAAACTCTTCAAGGCCGAACAGGGCGAAGTTGAAACAAAAGACATGGATAAGCCCGAAGAGGAAAACAAAGAGGAAAAAGCCTTCGTTGCTTTCTGCCGAGGGACCGAAAAAGCATTAACCTTCGGGGCAAACGGAGCGGTTATCCCCAAGACAATCGCCAGCAAGATCATCGAGCAGGTGAAAGAGCTGTCCCCGATTTTTGCAAAATGCACCGTTTATAATGTGAACGGCAATCTGTCAATCCCGGTCTATGGCGACGATGGTGGCGACAACATCCAGGCAGCTTACGGAACGGAATTCACTGATCTGACCGCTCATGCCGGAAAGTTCACCAGCGTTGACCTTTCTGCTCTGATGGTAGGGGCGCTGACCAAAATTTCAAAATCCTTTGTCAACAACACAGACGTTGACGTCCTGGCTTTCGTAACCCAGAAGATCGCAAAGGCTATCGCAGACTTCTTCGAGAAGGAGCTTCTGGTCGGCGATGGAACTACCGGCAAAATGACCGGAGCAACTAAAACCACCAACCTCAATACTTTAACCACGAAGACACTGGCTGGAATCACCGCAGACGTGCTGATTGACACCCAACTTGCGATTCCTGAGGTTTACCAGAAAGACGCTTGCTGGATCATGAACAAGGAAGTCTTCAAGGCCGTTAGAAAGCTGAAAGACGGAACCACCGGCGAATACATCCTGACAAAGAACTTTGCAGACGGCTTCGGATGGGACTTGCTTGGAAAGCCCGTTTACACTTCCGAGAATATGCCTGCTGTTGGAGCTTCTACCATCCCGATTCTTTACGGTGACTTCTCCGGTATGGCCTGCAAGATTTCGAAGAATGTTGAAATGCAGGTGCTCAATGAGCTTTACGCTCCCCAGCATGCCGTTGGAGTGGTCGGTTGGGTTGAAGCAGATTCCAAGATTGAGAACTCCCAGAAATTCGTTGGAGTGAAGATGTCCGCATAAGGAGTTGATTAAATTGCAGCCTTAACAAAAGAAGACGTCAAAAAATACCTCCGGGTAGATTTCGCTGACGACGACACTTTAATTGACAGGCTGATGATCGCAGCTGACGAATTCCTAAAAGGCAGCATTGGGATCAATTATGACAACACGGGGGAGAGGGCCAAAACCCTTTCCCTTATTGTCATTTCTGACCTGTATGACAACCGGGGGCTGCATGATGATTCAGCAAAAGTCAGCAACAACGTCCGTAGACTCGTGGAGGATTTCTCGCTGCAATTACGATTGGAGATGAGGCCATGAACGCGGGTGAATATAACCGACGAATAACCATCCAGTCCAAGACCGTCACCTACGACAGCTACAACGAGCCAATCGAAACATGGACAGACGGGCCGACCGTATGGGCCTCGATCGCAACCACCGGAGGCGGTGAGTTTTACGCCGCACAGAAACTGAACGCATCCGTTCAAGCACTTTTTAAAATCAGGTACGGTACACCGGTGACGGTATTAGATCGCATCAAGTACGGCAGCCGCATCTTTGAAATCCTGTCCGTGAATGATGCCAACGAAGCCCACAGAGAACTGCACATATCCGGCAAGGAGGTGGTCTGATGAAGTTGCCTAAATACATGGAAATAGTGGCCGACAAATCGAGCCGCAAACCAACAGTGTCGTTCTCCGTCCGCATCAAAAGATGGGGCATACCGATTATCCTTTTTAACGCCATGCGAAAATTCGAAGGCATCAAGTGGTATCACTGGTTAATCGTCTACCCGAAAGTTTGCGTTAAGGCAATGATAAGGGGGTTGGTCTGATGCACATCGAAGAAGCATTAGTTGCCCACTTACTGGCTCAAACCGGATTGACCGCCTTAATATCGAGGCGGTTTTTTTATGAGGAACTGCCGCAAGACACGACCTTACCAGCGGTAACTTGTATCAAGGTATCCGACATCAAAGACCATACCCTAACCGGGCAATCTGAACTGGAAAGACCGACCTACCAGCTGACCGCATGGGCATCCACGAAAGCAGGAGCCAGAGCGGTAGCGGAGCAAATTAAATCAATCCTATCGGACTACCAGGGCACTATGGGCGGGATAACCGTTCAGAAAATCGAACTGCAAACCGAAATGTCCAGTCTCGAAAAATTATTTGATGGAACGATAAAGGTTTACTTCGAGGATTTGGAATATCAAATCAACTACATAAAGTAAAGGAGATAGAACATGGC